CTTTTACAAAGATAAAACAGAAAAAATAATAGAGCAGGTTAAAAATAAATTAGTATAAATAGTTTATTGGTTAAAAAATTAGTATATTTGCTTATGAAAAACAATAAAGAGCCTAATTACGTTTACTTTCAACCTAATGGAATTAAACCACAGTATTGTGAAATAGGCATGATTTCAGAAACAGACCCCGAATACATTTGGTATTTAGACGAACCATGTAAAATATTAATTAGCGAGGTTAAAATAATACCAAAGGATAAAGTTACTTATGATGAAAAGAAAAAAACACACATGGTTATAACAAAACAAGTAGGTTGCCCTCCAAAGAATAGGTATTGTAAAATGAAACGTGTAATGGTACAAGAACCATTAGTTAAAACAGTTAAACAAATGGTAAAGGAGTATGATGAACAATCTAAACTAAAACAAGATGAATAATAGTAGTGGCACGGTTGATTTGGTTGAAAACGGAAACGTTCTATGTACTTCTGATTCTGAAAAAGATGAATTTCTTTGAGCCACTACTATTTAATAAAACCAAACAAGATGAAACACACTAAACAAGAAAAGCAACTTATTAACGAATGGTTGGCAAATTATATTGAATGCCAATCTTTTAGCAGTGAGGCTAATAAGACAAAGGTTTTAAAAGAGTTCCAAAAGCAACACAACCTAATTGATGATGAGTTGGAGGTTGGGAAGTGGTATAAAAATAAAATACTTGACGGCACTTTATATTTTATTCACACAAAAAATGATTTAGGAGTTTTTTATTATGGTATTAATCATAAAGGCGAATGGTCAAATGAGTTTCTTCCTAAAGAAAATTTTGATTGGCTTATTGAGGTTAAAGAATCCTACGTAATAGAACGTCTTACTTGGTACGCTGAACAAGTTATGAAGTACAACCACGAGAAACCTAATTATAAGTGTTTGTGTGATGGTAAGCTTGGAGAAAAATTACACAATTTAAAATATTATATCGATGGAAATGAATTTTGGGTTGAAGATGTTATTAATGACGAAGGGAGTTGCCTAATGAAAGACGGGGTTTGGGCAACTACATTTGAAGTTGAGGAGAAAAAATACTGTACTTGTGGTAATAAAAGTTTGTTTGTTTTATTGTCTTCACCACCAAAATGCTATGATTGTAAAAAGCCTTTTACAAGTGTTAGTTATCAACCAATAAAACCAGCCTACAAATCAAAAGGCGGTGAACATGGTAAAAGAATTATTGAAAGGTTAGTTGAGTTGGGAGGGAATAATACATATTATTGTTTTTCAGGTAATAGTAAATGTTATTATTTTATAGGTCGAGATGGTAGTATGGATTTATCAAAAGACTTACCACAAGGCTACACAGAATGTTTTTTGGAGGAGCAAACCCAAACAATAACAATCAAAATACCTAAAGGAGTAGATTATAAAATTGAAGAATATGAAATGGTTTGAAAACGAACAGCCTAAAATAGGCGATGTAAGAATAGTAGAAGACTTTTTATTAATTCCTTTAAAAATAGGTAAAGAAACAAGGTGGCTTGAAAACGTAAAAATAATTCAACAATATCAAGAAGTATCTGAGCCTTCCGTTTTAGGACTTACAATGTTAAGCGAAAATAAATGGGTAAATTTAGATTTTAAAAATTGAAGTGATATGAAACATATTTTATTTATTGCTATTATACCTATATTCATAATATATTGTATATTTAGTTTTTGCTTAAATCCTTTATGGTTACTTGTTTACATCATATTTACAACAATAATTTATGTATCAACGTCTGATATGTATAAAGATGTTGGCTCTGGATTTGATGATTTTTGGTTATAATTAATAAAAAAATTGAAGTGATATGAATACAAAAGTAATAATACCATTATATGAGTATGAAGCCCTTAAAAGTTTATTAGATAAGTTGGATAACATGGATAAAAAAGATGCTGCATTTAGATTGTTTGCAGACTATTTTAAAGGAGGCGGTACTTACTGGCAAATAGTTTCATCAAACGAACTACTAAACCACACCATTACTGAAAATGGTAAACTAAGAAAAGAAGTTAGGGAATTGCAAGAAAAATTAAATAAAAAAAGTTGGTTTAGATTATGAAAATAGCAATAGTAACAGCAGTATGGAGGCGACATGATATATTTGAACTTTTCGCAAAAGGTATTCACGAACTCGAAAAAATTAACGGAGTTGAACTAATTACTATTGTCGCTGGTAGTGAAAGGGAATTGTCTAAAAGATTAGTTGAAAAGCATAACTTTATTTATATTGAAATGCCGAATCAACCATTGGCTGAAAAGGTTAACGCACCTTTATTATTAGCTAAAGATTTAAATGTCGACTATGTTCTTTGTTTAGGTTCTGACGATATTATTCATCCTGATTTAATGATGAAATATATCGAACTAATGACCCAAGGCTTTGATTTTATCGGGGTTTTAGACTTCTACTTTTTAGAAATTGAGTCAAAAAAAGCGTCTTATTGGGGAGGTTATCGAGATTTTAGACGTGTTGGGCATACTTGCGGAGCAGGGCTTATTTTATCAAAAAGACTATTAAAGTTGTGGGATTGGAAAATTTGGGAAAATAAACAAAGTAATGTTTTAGATAATTCAATGCAAGATAAACTAACAACAACTAAACATACTTCATGTACTTTTAAGTTAAAAGACTTTGATTTATACGGCTTAGACATAAAGTCTAGCGTAAACATGACTCCATTCGCTTTGTGGGATAATACGAAATATATCGAAAAAAACATTATCTTTGACAAGTTTAAATATCTTTTTTAATGGATTTCTACGATAAATATTTTATGTTTGACGAAAGCAACCAAATACACGACACAGCCGTAATATACCCTAATGTAATAATGGGTAAAAATAATATTATCGGGGCTTATGCGGTTATAGGTAGTAATGGGGAAATAAGAGGGGTTAATCAAGACGATTTTAAAGGACAAGTAATAATAGGAGATAACAATGTAATTAGCGAACTTGTTACCATTCAAAGACCTTTTGAAGCTACATCTACGGAAATAGGTAGTAACAATATAATAATGGCACATAGTCATATCGGACACGATGTAAAGATAGGTAATAATAACGAAATATGTACGGGTAGTATTATCGGGGGTTATACTGAAATAGAAGACAATGTAAAAATTAAATTGGGCGTAACAATAAGAAACCGTAAAAGGGTGCATAAAAACGCTATTGTAGGAATGGGTAGTGTAGTAATTAAAGATGTTGAAGAAAACAATGTAGTTGTAGGTAATCCAGCAAAAAAAATTAAAGATATTTAATTGTGTGTGGAATAATAGCAGTAATAGGCAAATATCGTTATAAAGAAATACCTGAAGCATTAATAGAACGTGGGCGTGATGATAACGGCATATTTGAAAACGAACACGTGCAACTTATTCAAACACGTTTACATATAACAGGCGACAAACAAGAGCTACCATACCAAACTTATAAATACGTTTTATTATTTAATGGAGAAATATACAACTATAAAGACTTTGCTGATAACGAGTATCAAGCTATTTTAAACGCCTTTGAGCAAGGAAAATTAAAAGAGTTAGACGGTTAATATGCTATTATCATTTACAATAAAGAAACGAATAAAATAGTGATTCACTTAGATAAATTGAGAATAAACTCTTTAATGTACTTATCTACTGAAGAAAGTATAATAGTATCGTCAAATTTAAGGAGTTTGCCAAATGTGGAAATAAAAAACATCAATCAAAAAGGTTACGGAAATGTATCAAACGCAAAGTTTTTATAATCTTTTTAAATTAGCCGTAAAAAAAAGGACGGTTAACAACATGGCTGTTCCAACTTCGGGGGGGTTTAGATTCGACTTTAATTATTAAAGCGTTGCACGATAACAACGACATCGACAAATGTAAGTTCCTTTGTATTGGAGAAAATGAATACACAAAAAAAGTAGCATCGAAATACAATATTAAAATACATTACTTTGAACCTACTATTTTACCTAATGATGAAATACAAATCATTAAGATACTTGAAGAACCTTTTTACGCTAAAAACATTACTTACTACCTATACAAAGAAATTAATAAATTGGGATGTAGGGTATCTTTAAGCGGTTTAGGTGCAGACGAATTATACGGGGGTTATGACTATTACAATACTGATAGATACCCACGCGGTTTATTTGAAGAAGTTAAAGCAGTTACTAACGAAGAAAAAAAACAAAATGATTTACACTTTTTAACACACCACCACCTTAGAGAAAATGAAAGAATAGGGTTATTTCATCAAGTAGAGGGACGTTACCCTTTTTTAGATACCACGTTAAAAGATTTTATTGACGTTGGCAAAACACTTATAAAGGCTGAATTAATAAAGGACTTCGATAATTCTTTTGTACATAGAAAGAAAGAGGGTTTTAGAGCTAACAATATAACAGATAGGGAAGAACAAAAGAAAGAATACTTAAAACAATACGAAATATTAAAGAAAATGTATAATTTTACTACTAAATGAGTATTATAAGCATAATAGAAGGTAATTTAAGATTTGCTACAAAGATACGCACTTCGGTAATGGTGTATCGTGAAGAAAACTTTTGCATGAAGTGTCCTTTAGCAAATGAGCATGGTAGATATACAGGCGTTTGCTCAAAGTCTAAAGGTGGTTGTGGTTGCAAAACAGGAGCAAAGACATCACAAAACAACATACCATGTCCTAAGGGATTTTGGGGTAATAATTGGGTAAATCACAATAAGTTTAATCAATACTTAAAATCAATATAATGAGTAACTTAATTTTATTATTAATCGTATTAGGAATAACAGTAGGTATATTCTTTATCTTTAGAGGTGTAGTTAACTGGTATTTTAGAATTAATGAAATTGTAGAAATACTAAAAAGCATTGATAAAAAGCTAAATGAAAAAGGGGAGTAAACATACCGAAAAGACTAAAGAGCAAATGAGTGAGGCTAAAATAGGCAACACTAATGCAGAAGTATGGACTTTAGAAGAAGCTAAGGAGTTATTCAATAAATGCTTAGAAACAGCAAAAGATAAAACATCTGATGCAAACGATTTTATTGGTGAAGTGGCTCAGGAAAACAATACAACACTATCAAATTTAGATTACTTAAAAAACAAATTCACAGAATTAAATTCTGTTTATGAAGAAATAAAGAACAATTGTGAGGTAAATTGTTTTAGGAACGGTAAAAAACAAAATATTGTTCCATCTTTAGCTATAATGAATTTAAAGAGTAATCATGGGTGGACTGATAGAACCGAAAATAAAAACACAAACGACACTACCATAAATATTAATCCTATTAAATGGGTGGAGGAATAGAGATAAATAAGGCTTACAAACCTTTGTATTTATCAAATAAGCGTTATTTTTTCGTTACAGGAGGTAGAGGCTCGTTAAAATCAACATCAGTTCACGACTTTATAAGCCGACTAACATTCGAGCAAGGGCATGGAATACTATTTACAAGGTTTACCATGACATCAGCAGAGAAGTCAATCATACCCGAATTTCTTATTGTAGCTGAACGTAATGGTACTTTATCAAGTTTTGACATAACAGCCACACGAATAACAAATAAACACACAGGCTCGTTTATCATGTTTAGTGGGATAAAAACAAGCTCAGGAAACCAAACTGCTAACTTAAAATCTATTGCTGGTATTACAACATGGGTAATTGATGATAAATACATTAAAGAGTTAATGCGATAATGGTCTAAGTGAATAACTATCTTATTCGTTTCTTTATGTAAATTGTAAATAGATTTTTAACATCTAAATCTTTTTGTTTTCCTTTCTTAAAGGGCTTTAAAATTACCTTATAATCATTATCGTTAAAACCTTTGTTAGTGTATATTTCTTCATTAAATAATTTTACAGATGCGGACTTCATAAGAGTTGAGCGCGACGGATCACTAAAATCTTGTAGTCGTGTAGGTTCTTTAATCCATGCATTAGATAGTATAAATATCACTTGGGATGGAGTTACTAATAAACCCAATTTCTTTAATGGATCGTCAGACACATCAAACA